GGCCTATGAATTTCTAGGCTGCGTGGTTAATACAATGGGTTTGAGTTTTTCTGTTTCCGATAAAATATTAAAGGCCACTCTTGGCATTATAGCCGGGGATGCGGGATATGTAGCTGCTACCGGTGTAGGGTTGGAAACAACTAATCCCTTTGTTTGGGCCAATGCAAAAATATATTTAGGTGGAGTAACGGAAGGGGATCGATATAATGATATAGATACATTTAACGTATCATGGGATAATAAATGTGCGGCAAGATTCACTTGTAATAATACCTATATACCGAGAAAAATAATTAGAATGGGATATAGGGAAATACCTATTAGCTTTACAGTAGACTTTACGGATAAAACCGAATATGATCTTTTCCTTGCCGGGACAGAACGGCAAATGAGAGTTAAATTTGAAGGTGCTGTTATTGTTGGCGATGCCGCTTCTACTCCGTATACCTTACAGCTTGATTTCCCATTAGTTAGATATCTGGCCTGGCCTATCAATATAGGCGGACCAGGAAGATTAATGGTAGGCGTAACTGCAAAGGCAAAATATAGTGCTACTCACGCAATGCTGGTAACTTTAATTAATACTCAAAGAACTGCAGAATATGCAGCCTAATATTAAAATTAAAGAAAAGAAAGGAATTAAGAAAATGGCTAAAGTAAAGATCGGAAAAAAAGAGTATGAATTAGAATCTTTATCATCTTTGGATCTAAAGAAATTAGAGAAAAGAAAGGAAGAGGAAAAAATAACTGATTATGATTATTCCTATTTATTAATACTAACCGCTATAAAAAGATATAATCCTGATGTTACTTTGACATTGGATCAGTTTATGGATGAATTTCCAATTAAAGATTTAAAGAATAAATTTAAAGAAATTGGTGATGCGATAGGCCTGGATTTCAAAATGGGAGTTGGCAAATTAGAAGGTGGCAAGACACAGCCGAAATCTTAGGGGTAGCCTATGGGTATGGCTATTACGAGGCTTTGTCAATTCCTTTAATAGACTTGAAAAAAATAATGCCAGGTGCTAATGAAATATACGAAAGAAAAATCCTGATGCAAGAAACCATATTGGCTTATTTGGGGGTGAATAGATAGTGGCCGATGAAGAATTAAAGGTTAAAATTACAGGTGATACTACCGGGTTAAAAGGGGCATTAGATAAAGCCGGTGGGATGGTTACCGGATTTTCTACGAATATATCAAAAATAGGTAGAACTGCAACGGTAGCGGGTGGAGTTGTTACGGCCGCTTTTACTAAAACCTTTTTAGATTTTACCGCTTATGAAACAAAATTAGTTGATATGGCCAAAGTAACAAGCGAACCTTTTGATCAGATAGAAGCGAAATTGGGAACGGTTGATGTTGCCCTGGGTAATAGCAAAGAATTAATGGAAGGTTATTATCAAGTTATATCAGCAGGGGTAAAAGATCCGGTTGAGGCCCTGGGAACTTTAACCGTTGCAGCAGAAACCGCAAAGGCGGGCCATCTCGAACAATCAGAAGCAGTAAAAGGCATAACTAAAATGATGGCCGGATATGAAGGGGCTATATCAAGCGCAGCCGTAGCGGCAGATTTATTATTTGCGATAGAAAAAGAAGGACAAACAACAGTTGCGGAAATGATCCCGGTTATCGGTGGACTGGCAAAAATGTCTTTCGATGTTGGGATTGGGCAAGAAGCTATGGCCGCGGCCATAGCAGTTGTTTCAAAAACAGCCGGATCCGGGGCCGAAGCAGCAACACAATATCAGGCGGTAATATCGGGATTAATGAAACCAACTACCGATATGTCAGATGCTTTCCTGGCAATAGGTGAAAAGATCCGGGGAGTGGGAGAAGGGTATAAAGATGCCGAAGAAATGATAAAGGATCTTGGGCTTGTAGATGCCTTAAAGGCAATACAGGAACATTCAGATGCAACAGGTGTGAGCATAGCGGATTTATTTGGCAGAAAAGAAGCCATGATAGGATTTTCTGCTTTAGGTGCCGAAGGTTTTAGGACATTAGATGCTACTATTGTATCAGTAGGAGAAGGTGTTGGTGGCGCTAAAAAGGCCTTTGAAGAATGGTCAGATACCGGGGCCGCCTCGATCGATGAAATAAAAAATACCTTTTTAAACTTTTCTTCTGAAATTGGAAAACAATTAGCCCCAATGGTCAAAGATCTACTTGGTAAGATTACCGAAGTTATAACAAAAGTTAGAGAATGGGCAAGTGCAAACCCGGAACTATTTGAATCACTTGTTAAAGGGGCTGCAATAATAGGCGGAATTGCCGCCGTAGGCGGGCCTATTATGATGGCGGTAGGGGCTATCACAGCGATATTAAGCCCTGTAGGATTAGTTGTTGCCGCAGTTATAGCGTTAGGCGTAGCCTGGGCTACTAATTTTGGTGGTATACGAGATATAACTAAATCAGTATGGGAGTTTGTAAAAGGGGTTTTTGATAAACTTGTGAATTTTATAAGTGAAAGTTTTGAACGATTAAAAAAGATTATTGATTTTATAAAAAAGGCAGTAGCGGGGATAGGAAAAGCAGCCACCGAAGGGGTAACTGTTGGACCGGAAACATCGGAAGGTTTTGGTGTAGGTGGAACGAGTGTTGGAGATGCCATCGCAAAAGCCGGACCGCCTTTTCATGCAACCGGAATTGATTATGTACCTAGAAAAGCCTTTTATGGATTAGATCCAGGGGAAAAAGTTTTAAAGGCTTCGGAAGCAAGAGCCTATGATCAGCGACAAACGACCTTTTCCCCAAACATCCAGGTAACCGTCCAGGGTGATGGGGATGCTGCAAAAATTAAACAAGTAGTCGAACAGGCGCTAAATGAAGCAGCAAGACAATATAACCGCAGGGGCTTTGAAATGGTCCCGGGAATAGGATAAAAAAAGGGGGCAGATTATGCCAGATAAAAATATAATAATTCATTTAACTATTAAAGAAAATAATAATAAAGAAGAAATTAAAAAAATAGTAGAGGATATTCTTGATGAAAAAGCTAAAGATTTAATGCGCAGAGGCTTTGAATTTACACCACTTGCAATTAATAATTAGGGGGTAAGTTATGGCAGATGAAGGAACAATCGAAATAGGATCTACCACTTTAGATACTCCTATAGGTTATACCCATGATCCGAAGAAATTAGAAACAGATGAATATTCTCTTGGGGGAACTTTACTTACTACCAGGATAGTTACAGCGGAGAATCAGCCAAAGAATAAATATCTTTTTAGAATTTCCGATATAGTTAATTCTAAAATGTTGGCCATAAAAGCAGAAGTAGCCCATGTAGGCAATTTAGATTATATCGATAATATTCAGATAGTAGAAGTTTTATCAGGGGATGGAGCTACTGTTACTTTTTATACTCAAAGACGGATGTCAGCAAATACACCGGTCCCGGTTGTAACCCTGGGGGGTGCAGCTAAAACTGTAACGGTATCGGATTTAGTGAATCCGGCAGCCGGGAATGTTTACGCTAAAGCAGACGTTTCAGGCCGGGCCAGATTTACATTTGGAGATATACCGCCGAATGTTGCTAATAATATAATAATCGAATACGAACCTAAATATTATGTCCGGATCCCGGCCGATGGTTTTGTTTATAGCGGGAGAATCGCAAGCGTAGCTAATTATATATTAATATGTAAGGAAGTGTAATATGCACTATGATTTACCATGCACATTACCTATAGGCGCACAGGATGCAACTTTTAAGACTTATAGAGATGTAACTTGCGCTTTAGCGACAAATGCTAATGATGCATATTTCTATGGCCGCTTAATAAACTGCACTTTACCGATCACTACTTATTTAGTGGATGCAGCCAAAGGGGAAATTCAATCATTAAGGGTTGTATGTACTATTAATGGTGAAAATGTTTCGGCTGCCCTGGTAGGAGAGATAGAGATCCATCACATGAAAAACGCTTGCAGTACCTTCTCATTATTCCTAAATGATTTTACCTATTCACCATTAATCAGCGAACATACCCAGCAGAATAAGATCGTAATAATTACCGCTTTTATTAACGGATATGAAAAGAAATTATTTACCGGACTTATCGATGGAACTATAACCGAAAGAAATAAAGGTACTTTTTATCGATTAAATATTTATGGCCGTTGTTATGGAAAGAAATTAGAGAGGAAAAAGATGTCCCTGATCAGCGTGCAGGATTCGGCCGCTAATAAATACCGGGGATCTTTAATAAAATATATGGCAGCCCAGGCCGGTATAACTGACGTGGAATGCCCGGCCGGGAGTTATGTCCGGATCGATCACAGTTTCCATTATCAAAGTATATTAGATATGATTGTAAAAGAATGTAATATAGATACCTATTGGTGGAGAACAGACGAGGAAGGCCGTTTAAAAATAGCCTTATCTAAAATTAAAACAAATGTCAGTATTTACCCAACTGCAGAATGGGATTATGGAGAAGATCGCTTTACCCGGTTAGGCCTTAAAACCGGCCCGGATGATTATATCATAAATAAATTAAAAGTTATGGGAGCAATGTATGATTATATGATCGAAGTAGAAAATCCCGAAGATTCACCGGCTGGCGAATATATTACTCCGGCTTCCGGAGATGAGGAAGAACAGATAACAAATAGTATATTATATTCCTTTTCTAATAGCTGGTCAGGTGGGGCTTTAATGACTGGATCAGGAGTACAAAATAACGTACAGATGACCGTTACCCGGGGGGATATAAGCGTACAAATTAGCGGATGGGATTTCCCAGGTGCGCAATATCATACAGTTACTAAACAATATTTTGCAA